ATTATTGCGCTTCTGTCATCAGTTACTCCATCTCCTACAGCGCCAAAGTCCTTTACGTGAAATACGTCAGAATTTTTATCATGCTGAGTTCTTGCTGTGGAGTTGGTGAATGGCTGTTTAACAGCAATCAATGAATCCCCTAGGCCATCATTTTCGGATGAAAGATCTTTCCTTAATCCTGATGCAGTGTCTTTATTTTTCTCGTCAATTTCATCCTTTGAGTAGACACCAAGGTTGGCCCGTGATGCTCCAGCATCAACCTCAGAGAGATTGTTTTTTACTTGAAGAAGATTATTTATAGAGAACTTGTAGTCAACGTTGTTTTTGTTAACTGGTGCTACTGCGTCGTCACCATCATTCAGCGTAGGTAACTGCGTAATTCTTACTTTCTGGTCTGCCATATTATGAAATCCTGTACCATGCGATAAGGTTGATATATTCGTTTTTTGTTGTGAATGGCTGCCCACCACCGGATGAGCCTGTATTGCCCGAGAAGTTATGAGAATGAGACCCAATCTGGACGGTATGGGTGTGACTACCGTTTTCAGTGGTCTGCTTGTTGGCGGTCCATATACCTACTCGCCCCCCTGAAATAGCATTGGTGTTGCCATCTTGAGTGGTGATGTTTCCGGGGATATTGTGCGAATGCTGACCATTAGCTGAGGTGGTTTTAGTGCCGTAATCGAAATTAGATGTATTGCCTGAAAATTCATGATTATGTGCTGGCATATTATCGATAGACAGCGTTACTGTGTCATTACCACCGGTTTGCAAAACATCGCTCATTCCTTCATTTGCCAATCTGATTGTTCGGCCATAACCAGGGATTCTTTGCCAACTGGTATTGGGAAATAGGTTGTTAGGGTTCTGACTGGTGGCAAAAAATAACGTCACTCCAACCGGATGAATGGCGTCAATCATGAATGAACGCAGTACGCCTGCAGTGACTGACCTATCTTTACCATCTTGATTGATGTGAATTAAGTCATCACTTGATACAGAAGTGGCTGCGGCAAGATCGGTTAGGTATTTGAGAGTGATATCGACCATTATCTACCTACCTTAGCTTTTAACTCTGCGATTAATTCATCTTGAGCTGCAAGCTTCTTGTATAAATCATTGAAAATATAATTAAGGTGATTTGCTGTCAGTTTATGGCCTGCGATGATTGAACTGTCCTGTGCCCGTACTGGTGGGCGCCATCCATATTGTTGAATCTCATCAGGGATTGGCTCTTTATTATTCTGACCGTCATAAAATTGAAGGTCTTGTGCTGCGAAACTATCCATTTATCACCTCGGCATGGTGCCAGCCAGTCTTGTGCTACCAATCGAATTGGTTGGCATCCCGGCATCAATTAAGTAGTAGTCATCATCAGCTATGCCAATGAATTGAGAATCTGTTGCGAGAAGTCCGTCATCTGATATGAAGGAGAGAACTGAATCGAGATATGAACCACCGAGAAACGTAGTTCCTCTGAGTACACCTATGGCTGTACTTTCTGCAACCTCAAGCGCCTCACTATCGCCAACACGTAACGCGACACCGGCTTGGGTATCTATGCCAGCAAGTGAAAACCCATCGGTTCCGTAGTCATGCGTAACATAAGCTTTAACACCTGCTGCAGATGACTTATCAACAATCTGCGCGATAGCTTTAGGAACTATCGGTCCGGTAACATGAATAGTGAATGCAGCAAATGGCATTTCAACAATCTCTGCATCGCTGCTTTGCGTAAGTGATACTGCAAGCCTCATTACCTGCCATGGCGTTCCAGAGTAAAGCGACGATAGAACGGTGTTTAATATTTCAACCCGGTAGTCTTCATCACTCATACCATTGCGATCGACATTTGCATACACTCCGAACCGGTCTAATTCAGAACCTGTCGCGGCATTAATATCCTCGGACTCGTAAATATATTGGGCTAAAGCATCAATCTTCTGATGCATGATGCCCATCGCTGCGAATACTAACGGCACCTGTTTATTGCGCCTGAAGTAGTCTGTCGGCCGTGATTTAATCTTCTCTATGAAGTCATAATTTACCCAATCAGACACCTGACACCTCAATAGTCGAGTCATCAACGCTTGCGTACTGGGTGTCGGAAATAGAAACGTTGTCCTCGCTGAAATTAGTGCCATCGGTGCTGACCGTGACGCTCATTTTTCCGAGGCCAGTCGTATTCGAATAGATGTATCCGTAAAGGCGCTGGGTAATGACGTCATCACCAAGGGATAATGTGGAGAAGTAATTTTCTACTCCCTGCTTAATTAGTGTGATAACAGATGCGGGTAAATCTTCTTCGGTTTCCAGAAGGGTCACATCTACTTTAACGTGCATAGAAACCACTTCAGGTCGTGAGAACTTCACGTCATGCGAGCGACCGTAGGGGTCTTTGACTGTGATGGTGGTCGTGCCATAGGTGGCGATTCCTGCGGCCTTATACTTCCAAATATTGTCGGCAACATCCTGCTCTAACCCACCATTCACAACACATTGAATCGACTTGGCAACCTGTCCGGCTGAATTGGTGGTCATGCTGTCATTCTCAATCACAACAGCAAGAGTCACGCCTTCAACATCGGATAACAGGCGTGAACGAATGGCTGGCTCTGTAGCCGCCCCGCCGTTACTCCCCCGAGCTGATTTCAGTCGCACCCGGTAGTCGGTATCAGACTCTCTATCCGAACCAGTTGAACCAGCAATAAGGTTATTCACTCCGGTCCATCCGGTGACTGCGCTAACAGGTGTCGATAATCCGCCAACAGGAACGACGATTGCGCCAGTTTCCGTTGCTTGGAATATCGCAGGCGAGCCGATAGATACCCACGACAGACCAGAGCCTAGGGATGCCGCATAACCTTGGATGGCGTTTTCAGAGGTCAGGTAAACCGATGAGCCAGTAGATGTAGCGGTGAATTGGCTAGTCGCATCAATTAGTTTTGCCAGACCAGACGCAATATCAGTTACTGTGTCACTGGCGCCTTTCGTGTAGTTCAGGTCAACACCAGCCACTCGCACTGTGTAAGTGGTGCCAGTGTTGTTATTGACCTTGATTTGTCCATCAACCAGTGATGTCCGGCTGATTGTTGAGGCCGATTCGAGAGAGAATTGATAGTTACCGAATGATGCCAAAGCACCTGCAGGAACTAACGTTGATTCAGCACCGTAAATCACAGCGTTCACCTGAGTTTTGGTCTCGTCGTTACGGGCGATGCCGAACCAAGTACCAATCGCATCGAGTGCATAGCCAGTGGCGGTATTGAGAGAGCGAGAAGCCCACAAATACTCTAGCGCCTCAAAGTGAACCGCGGCAGCCTCCGCTTCGACACCAATCCACTGCCCCGTCGTTCCATCTGCTTCACGGTTAATCGGCCCTACTACTTCTTCAAGAGCATCGCCGATATTCTGGACGCACTCTGCTAGCGTGGGTTTCACTACCCCGCTATCTGTCACATATTCAGAAGCCATTAGCTTTCCTCGGGCAATAAAAAACCCGCCGAAGCGGGTTAGTGATTTTTGTATTTGTTAGGGGTAGGCGACTATGCCGCAAGGTGTTTCAACCTCGAAATTAAACGTCAGGAGTCGTTCTTTACGGTCAAAGTTATATTCGAAGGTGTTTATCTTGCTTACCCCATCAACGGCCAGAATCTCTGTTTTGATGGCTGATAGCGCTCCATTGAGTGTTATCTGCTTACCGAGAATAGACTCGAAGTAAGGAACCCCGAACTCACCATCAAGGAACCACTCGCCACGGAATATCGATAGCCTGACCTCAAGTTGCTGCCTGACTCGCTCCGCGCCATCAACGTAATGAAGGACTCCGGATTCGAAAACTATCTGACCGTCCTGTAATCTGAAATCAATCATATTTCCACCAATAAAAAACCCGCCGAAGCGGGTCTAATTAATACTTTTCAAGTTTAGCTATACGGTATGTGCACTTAGGGCTGATACTAATTGTAGCTGTGTACCTAACCTCTACACCAAAACCATTTTTATTGCTGAAGTTTACGGACAACTCTCTCGTTCCATCTGAATAAACATCGAGATCTTGTTCGCTAGTAAACCAATCTACATCTAGTGTAGCTGGGTAGTTTGAGTTTTTAGCCAGAAGTGATTTTACCATCGTGATGTCTGAATCTTTGGGGCAAGATTTAGCAATCCACTTTTCATATTGGGTTTTTATATCTGGAAGTTCTGCTGCGTCTGATGCCGTATAGAAGTTCCCTTTAGAATCCTTTAGGTCTGAATAATCTAAATTATAAATTCCATTATCATCAGTAGTAACGGTAAATCTCTTTCCATCATTAGATGTAACCATTTCAACCTTACGGCCAGTTTTTTTTGCTACCATGTAAGCTGCTGAGCTAACGATCTCTTTGTATTTTGATGCGTTACGCCCCAATGCTTTCTTGATTTTTTTATCTACTGTGCCGGGCCTGTCGTAATACCACGATTCAACATCTGCAAGTCGCGTGATCTTGTCAGTAGCTGACTCCGTGCTTACTTCTCTAGTTGATGTTCTATTATGATTTCCGCCACTTACTGATGAACTGTCTTCAGATGAAAACTTTCTACCAATAAATCCTATGAATGCCAGTCCTAAGCACACATAAAACAAGAACCTACCTAAGCTCAATTCTTTTTTCTCTTTCAATTCTGTGGCTCTCCAGTTATCCCCCCGCTATCGCCGGGATGTTTATGTGAGCCTAGTTTAATACCATTCACCACAACATCGCCAGTAACATCAACCTCGCCATTAACGGTATGCATGGTCGTGGTTTCTTCAATACCCCCCGGCGCATTAATGGTTAGCTTTCCTGATTCATCGATAGCAATAAAAGCATTGCCGAAAAACATTCTCACATCGTTATTACCGGGCACTTCATCGCTATAATCCCCGCCGGGAATAACGTAACTGTCAACGAGGTCATAGCGCCGTAAATCATCTGGATCATCTATGGCTTGCTGGCAGCAAATCATTAAGCATTTATCGCCAGCGACAACCGGGCCTTTGAACCCAGCTTGACCACCAGAGAATGTCGGCCACATATATCTAAGATTGTGCACGGTGGGATAAGGGTTGCTGTCACCATCAGGATATTTCTTTTCCCCAACGGGCTTTACGCTGACTCGGCCATTTTCATAGCTAATTACTTCGCAGGGAACTGCTGTATTTACTTGGTTTATTTCACCGATAATGAACTGTCTAAGACCTTCTATATCGTCACTTTTATCACTCATTTTGGATACCTTAGTAGTGCCTCAACGTTCCATGCTTGGCCGTGAGTGTCTCCAGTGTATCTGGCCTCTTCCACACGAAAGAAAACTCCGTCAATACCCCGAGAAGTCAATTTGATGTAAGCACCTGGATAGATAGCAGCATTCATTAGGGATGAAACTCGATACCCCTGAACTTCAAGCGTGGTGCGATTTTTCATTTTTGATGTAGGTTCATCTACATCAATGACAGAGCGAATAACCCCTTTTTGACCGTATTTTATCCCTTGCTGGGCTGCGGTCTTTTCGGTCATCGTCTTGGACTCTCGGCGAGGGTAGCCAATCATTCCCGTATCTTTTGATAAGACAATTGCGCTTTGCGAGAACACTCCGCCCTTCTTGATAACCTGCAACTCACCATCTTGCGCCGACCACTCAAGGCCAAGGAAACTACAAACCCTGTCCATAGCCTCTCCTGCCCTTCCGTTGAAGGCAAAGCCAGAGATATATTGCTTGTCAGTTATTCCTTGACCTAGTTTCAGAGGAAGCCCGAAATTAGCAGCTATAACCCTCATGATAGATAATGCGGATGTGTTTGGTGGCTTACTTGCAGATATCTTGGCGTCTCTAAGCGGAATTAAGCTGTCTCTCATATCCATTTCGGTCAGAACATCAGGGCCATCTTGGTAGGTAAAAGAACGGCAAACTGTACCAACGAAAATTGTCACTGGCCCCACATCTTCTGAGTAACCAACCTTCAGGATAACCACGTTATTTATGGTTTCCATCATGTCTATCGTATCTTGGTTAGCGTTGTAAACTTTTAGGTGGCATACATTGGCAGTTCTATTGGAAGACTTCGTTATA